CTATAAAAGAGAGGAGTTGTAAACCCCCCTCCCCCGTATTTATATCACTTTTCAGTGACGAACTCATAAAGTTCACTTGCTTTCGACTTAATGTCGTTAGGTTGTGGTATCTTTGGTAAGAAAGACTTCACATTCTCTAGTTGTTCTTCAAGCTTTTGCATTGCTACGATATCACCAGTATCTCGAACCCTAGCAATAGTATTTTCGAGTTCTGTATGTAGATGCCAAAAGGCACCATTCATTTGATCGTAACGATTCATTTCGAGGTCACGTGCCATTTCTAGCACTTTAAAACGTAGTTCATAAGGATTGGACATAATATGTCTCCTGTGTTGTGTGTGTTAGATGATGTTTTTAATCACATCATTGTATTTCTCTTTATCGTAAGAGACAAACGAGCCGTACTTCATCAGCTTATCACGTATCTTCGGCCACAAGATAGTATCTGATATGTTACTATCCCAATAGTGGAACATATTACATGTACCGTTGAGAATGACCATGGTCTCAGCCATGATTTCCCTACGGTTGAACATATTCAGTATCTTAGGATAGTCGCCAGATCTCACCGTGAACGCCTCATCGAGACTATCAAACAGTGATAGATCCTTCTTAAACAGATATTCTAACGACTGATGGCGTTTCAGTGTCTCTTTAAATCTGTCTATGCATTCTTGTTCTAAGAGTTGACCCGCCCACAAGTCTGGATTTTCCAGAAAATTGGAGGCGAGGTACAACTCGAGATTCTCTTTCTTAGAGAGCTTGTGAAAAAAGAAACGGTCTTGCCTCAGGTCAAACTTATCTTTGCGTGCATTCGTCTTGCCATGATATTTAAAATAATCATATGATGGCTGAGAGAAATGCAGTTTAATTGCAAGGTACTTCTGATATGCATCAAAAGGTTCAATCATATAGGTAAACGTGCAGTCTTCTGTAAAAAGTTCAGTTCTTCGGCTTCTTCTTGGATCTTTGCTTTGAGTACAAGATTCTTTCGAATGTATTGTGCCACAGCCTCAATCTCAATCTCGTTTCTTTCGCAATAATGTAAAATGGCATCCATATAATCGATCGAATCTTTCTCACGTAGCTTCTCTATTTCGAATAGAAAAGACTGAGCACCGAATTCCTTCGGCGCGTCGTCGATTACTTTTGCCATATTACTGTTTCGCTTTTTTAGCTTGCTTCTGAAGTTCAGCAACCATCTTCTCTTTTGTTTGACGGCGATCAAGTGTGATACCAACTTCTTGAGCCAGTTCATCGATCTTTGCCTTTGTGAGCTTCATGAGTTGCGCTTTAGTGGGAAGATTATTCAATGCTTCTTTCACTGCATCTTCAACATCTTCAATGACTTCTTCAAACTTTTCTTCGACAGCTTCGCGAGCTTCGGTGATGTCTTCTTGCACATCATCGATCTTCACACTTACTTTCGGCCAAAAGAAAAAAGCCACCAATCCTGCAACTACTACTAAACCAACAATCAATTCCATAACAAATCCTCCTCCGTATGGAATAATATTTATATGTGTAAAAAAGGCGGCCTTTCGGCCGCCAAACCCTTACGCTGCTTGAGCGTATTCAATTGCCATACCTAAAGCGTTGATGTTCGTGTTCTTGTTATGACCAAACCAAGCTGACTGTAGTCGAGTATCTTGACTGTTGCCGAGAGTGTGATTAGTCATGTAAGTCACTGCGTTGTAAGCATTCCACCAAGTACCTTCGGCAAGTGATGCACCAGGCTGAGTGTTAATGATGTCCATTGCAGTGCGAGCGTTTCGCGAACCAGCTTTCTTACCTTCTTGGAATGACTTCATTAGCTCGTCAAAGTCCATTGTACCAGCACGATTGGTGGTAACAGGGAAGACTTGGTTAAAGTATTCAAACAGTTCAGCTTGCTTGTAGTACTTCTTCGAGAGGAAATCTGCCATTTCGTGGTAAGTTTCCATCTTCTTAGATGCCTCATCAAGGGCAAGGCGGACACGCTCTGCATCAAACTCTGATTTGTGATTCAGAGAAATACCGAGCGATGCTTTGCCTTCGAGAGACATTGACAGGGTGTTATTGCAAACGACCCGAATGGGTGTGAATCGAACATCGACACCGCGACCATAATTATGTGGATTTGACAGCAAGAGGTAGGAGTCTACCTGATCCTTACCACCAAAGAGAGAAAAAGATTCGTTAATCTTAGCGAGTCCCCAAACAATCTGGCCATCTTTCAACGATCCAGCAGTGTGCATCGTCATGCCGCCAGCCTTAACATACTCGTCAAAGAACTCGAATGCATCAGCATTTTGGACTGGGATCCACTGATCTCCTACAACATCGAGTACTTTGTTATCAGATGAACGAACCAAAGCTTTTTTGCCTGTGATAGTGATCTCTTCACCATCTACCAGCGTAGTAATCGGATGACGATCTACTGACCAATCAAGACCAGCAACCTTCATCATTTCTTGAGGCGACAGATCATCGTTTACCTTGATACCTAAACCGTGCCAAGGAACTTCACCAGCATACGCCATTGTTTCAACCATATGTGCCATTATTAATCCTCCTCACCAAAAATTAGGTTAGCGATGGCAGCAGTTTGTTCCGCAATCTCGTCAGCTTGACATTCGATTTTGTCACGTTGATCATCATTGTTTTGGCTTGGAAATTCAACCACGTTATTTTCTTTTTTCATATTGCCCTCCTACAGGCTAATTAAGGTGAATGAGAGGCTGTCATATATCTGCTATTTGGGCCGTATCGGGTTGCAACCCCACCTCTACATTCTCGGCCAATTCAATTTACAAGTACCATTCTACCAAAAAAAACTAGTATTGTACATAGTTTTCGTGAAATAAATTAAAAATATTTCCTGACTTAAGCTGTATAAACTTACGACGAGCTCTGTCAAAAAACTTAGGCTTTTTGAAGAAGATCCACTCAGTGGTACCTGTCTTGCAATAGCCAACACACTTACCTGCATCATTCACAGCATAAGAATGGTTCTTGACATCGTACTCGACCTCAGGCCAATCAGTGATTTCTTTAAATATTCTCATGCACGTAGTCCTTCGATAATAGATTGAAGACCAACAGTAGTTTGCAAACGCTGCATAAACTCTCGCTTGAGGCGAGTACGACGAGCATTAATAGCAGGATCTTGTCGATTTTGCACCACGCTCGACGTAGCTTCTTTGCTAGTCAATTGATCGTAGATGTTGACAATAGTCTTAGCATGCTTGTGAGCAACCCAGACATTACGACCATTATCAGTACGAACCCAATGAAGTGGCTTCGGATTGCCGATAGAGTCGACGACCTTACGAAGCTGAATGATCATTTGTGGTTGCTTGAAGTCAGGATCAAGTATCTCGACTTCTTCGACTGCAAACGGATCGTTCTTTCTTTTTCTACCCATTATATTGAAACTCCTAACATAATTCCTCACCTACACTGATGCAATCAGTTCCCAGTTGCCTGTTTCTTTCCAGATAGTTTCTTTATCGCCTTCCAATCTATTGTGATACTCGTCAAAGTAGACTGGATATACCTTCCTCGGGGTTCCACTTCCTCGACGATACGCTGCAATCTGCACATCTTTTAGTTGAAACAACCTTGTCCATATTGAACGACCACCTAATGATTGGCAGCTATACGTTGATATCGAGATGCCTAACTTCTTCATTGCCATGCGATACAACTTCGGTGCAATGTTGAATCCTTGATACTCTTTTGCAATTCGAACCATCATAACGCTGTATATGCCTCTACGATCTTTTGCAAGGTCGAGTATTCCGACGCATGTCATCGACCTGCCTCCAGTGTCGAGGCACAGTTTGATCAGATACTCTTCATCATCGGTCGAATAAGAATAGATAACAATGTCTCCGATCTTTCCAATATAGGTGTAGTCTTCATTCAACTGCACTTTATTGATTCTTTCAGACTTTTGGATGTCTACAGTATCCACTATGCCACGACCTCCCATTGTACTTCAGAGAACAAAACATCTGCTCCTTCTTGCTTCAGTAGCAAGTGTGCCATCTCGGTCACACCAATCTCGTGTACCTCTGCTGGGTACATGGTAAAGGTTACTTCGAACTCTTCGAAAAACGCCCTGTAGGTTTTCATTACGCTGCCTCCTGTGGTGCGTAGGTGTC